ATGTTCACGCTGATTCTTTTTGTTTGCTACCTGGATGGCGGTTGTGAAGATATCGTGGTTGATGTCTACAATACAGAACGGCAGTGCTTAATTTCGATGGACGATCAGCGCATTCGCAACGGCGGATGCTTGCCGGCCGAAGACTATATCGACAGCTTCTGGCGTCCTGCTCAGGAATATAGTGATTTCTAATTATTGTAACTGCACCAACGTTAGCTCACCGCCAAATACCGCGCCGGTATCAATATAGTGCAGATTATCGCGATCAAGCCGATGGCGCAGGGGAGTATGGCCAAACCAAAAGTGATCTGCGCCATGAATTCCACTGCCTTTATTCATTAATCGCGCGCGATCCCACAACACCCGTTGCAAATCGACCTCTTTTCGCCACAGATAAATATCATCCGGGTAATCGGCATGGGCAATCACGTGTACGCCATTCTGACAATGCAGTTCCAGAATCCACGGTAATTGCTGACAGGCTTCAAGAGCAAATCTTGCCGCGGGTTGTGCTGCCTGCGCAAACCACGAGCCCCCATTCATAAACCACAGCTGCAGATCCCCCGTTACCAGCGCATCCAACGCCATCTGCTCGTGATTCCCCCTGACCGCTATCATCCAGTTTCGGCGAAGCAACTGTAGACAGCGCAGACTATCAGGCCCACGATCGGTAACATCGCCGACAGAAACCAATAGATCGCGCCACGGATCAAACCGACACTGGCGCAATTTATCCATCAGCATAGAAAAACAGCCGTGAAGATCTCCCACGACCCAGATGTGACGCCAGTTTGTTCCTTCGACCTTCTGGTAGACGTTGTCAGACAGCCCCATATGACCTTCTGCATTCTTGTTTCACTCACCATTAAGTTTAGCAATAACAGCAACAGGCACCGTACCGTAGGGTTTTCGCAGCAAATGTTCAATTATTTATATGTAGTTGGGCATTCAGCATTTTCCCTCTGGAAGTAACAACAACCAGCGGTGTCGGTTTTAGTTCATAGCAGTCCAATATTCGCGAAAGAAGGTCACGCGGTATATTTGAAGAATCCATAGCCTTCATTACAAATGTTTTTCTATTAATAGTACGGAGAAGCAAGCTATCAAAAACAACTTGTTTATATTCGTTGAACTCATAATATCGTTTTGCTTTACAAAAAGCTTTAGCCAATGCTTCCCATATTTGTATTTCTTTTTCTGAATTATGATCTTTCATAAATCCATCATACCACCTCGAAATATCATTAGGAAATACATCAGCAAAAACAAGCATTAATATCTCAACCCTATTTCTCTGATCAGCGGTTAATGTTGAATTGTAGCTATCTTGCTCAAGAAGGTCTTTAATCGACAGAATAAATCCCGAGCGATGATATTCTTCAATTTCAATAACTGTGTCTTCCTTTTTTTCTGAAATAACTGGATTGGTATAGTTTAAACCCAGATGTTCATTGATTTTATTACATTCATCCAAAACGACCTTACTGCAAATTTCTATGGGCAGTTCAAAAAATTCCCTGCGGCGATTGACCCGATAAGGTTTAAGACGCGCGTGGACGTTCTTCTCTGCCTCCTGATAGTTACCTACCTGACAGGCCATCACGACATCAAAGGGCAACGGTACGCCTGTCATCCCGTTAAATAACTGCTTAGCCCTCTGTTCTGGCATGTTCTTTGTGAAACCTATTTTGAAGAGGCTTTTCTGAAAGGCTTCATTCTTCAAAATGTAGACATAGCCACTTGAATCATTCATACATTCGTTCCATTTAATCTAATTCCATAACTAAAAGTTAAACGTGCACCCTTTAAATTCACTCCCTGAGTTTCTCACACTAAACTTTTCCAGAATTGATAGAATTATTAATGTGTTAAGATGCTATCTTAACTGATAAAACACTACCAATGTTATATTTTCTCTTTATCCGATAAGTCCGTGTGCCGGGACGCGAGTTGTAAGTAAAGGCACCGATACCCAGAAAAAAGGACCGAAAAGTACTTGGATGTGTGAAAGAAAATGTTTAGATTGTAGTAACAGCTTACGGAAACCGAAGAGGGTCTTTCGTGTATTTCGGGGCTATGTCCTATAACTAGCTGGTTTATAAGGGACATAAAAAGAGACCGAATACGATTCCTGTTTACAACTAAAAACGTAATAACATATAAAATTCAATAAGTTAAAACCAAAAACTCACTAAAAATGACATCCTAATACTTACTATCCCACCCATTCAAGATCAATCATTTGCCATTGGTTTCGTGGTGTCGACGGGAAAAATTCGGGATCAAAACACCAGCATAGAAAATTACATAGCACTCTGTGACGCGTGCTGTTGGGAATGTGAAAAATCAGGGTTCCAAACAAATACAGCCAATATGGTTACATCGCCGGGCCGTCATCAAACTCCGCATTCCTGGAATCATTAATGATGTACGTAATGATCCCGAATATAGAGGTGCAGAACTATAACCATCATCATCTACTGGTAGTGCTTCCCTTCTTCCGTTCTCCAGTTTTATCAGGTGGGGCTGAGGGTGAGTCCGATATCGCTTTATCCTGAATTCCCCGTCTATCGCGCATATCGGCAGCGAGCCATCACAAGCAGTAAGTGGCGCATTCACAACAAGCAGCGCCCCTTGAAGTATTCCCTCCCTGAAATGTGAACGCGATGCCCGCATGAAATAAGTCGCTGCGGGGGTGTCTGATTAGCTGCTGATCGAGGGAGATTCGTGTTTCAACATAATCTGCCGCAGGTAAAGGGAATCCCATTAGAATACCCTCCCCATATTACGCAGGATCCAGTAACGGTTATCACTGTTGTCTGTGGTCTTATCGGCAAAATCTGGCTGGTATCGCTCTATTCAGAAGTTAGCATCGGATCGAGTAAAATGCCAGTGCACTTTCGCTAACTCTCGGATGAAGTCGTCTGTGCGTAAGAACTTATACCCTTTCTGGTTTTGCTGTATTGTGGACGCAAATGCAGCGTTAATATCTGAACGGCGTGGCATAATCTGCACCAATATCTACTGCTGAACGCTTCATGAGAAGCTGTCATAGGTGATCACAGCAAAGCCTTGCAAACCGATGCAACGCTTTGTGTGTCCAGCTTTTGTCCCACACAAAGACAAGTTTTATTCATTAAAGTAACTCATCAAAACTACATGAGTGGCTGAATGAATATAAAACTCATGCTAGAATTGCTGAACTTCACATGATTTTTATGCACACATATCCAGAGCAATGTTACATGATAAATAAAAGTGTCAATAAAATTGAATTCATACAAGCGCTGAGGGGAATAGCTGCTCTATGTGTTGTTCTTTACCATGGCAGTTACTGGACTGGAAAGTTGGCTGAGACAACAAAAGAAATATTTTTTGCTGCTGGATATTTTGGTGTATCACTTTTCTTTGTTATTAGTGGATTTATCATGGTGATAACAACTAAAAAATCCGATGGTTCGTTATCATACGTTAAAACATTCATGATAAAGAGATTCATGAGGATATGGCCTGCATACCTTATAGCAACGATAGTATCATTCCTACTGCTAGCTGGTCCGTCATGGTTTGCTAATTTGGATAATTTAATTTATCTAGCAAGAAGCATGCTCTTTATTCCAAGTGGGAATGCCCCTGCGCCAACATTCGGAACTCCTGTGTTGTCTGTTGGATGGACATTGACATACGAAATGATATTCTATATTTTCTTTGCCATATCAATGCTTGCTGGGAAGCTTAGATGGTTGGCTTTTTATTCTTGCACGGCACTATTTTTAATTGGAATTCCTACATATATTAGTGGGAATTTTAGCACAAGTCCAACATTTGATTATGGATTCAGAAGCATTCTTCTTGGATTAGTTACATCGCCGATTATATGGATGTTTGTATCTGGTGCTGTTATCGGACAGATATATACATCAAGAATAATAATAAAAAATGAAACATTTTGTTGGATGATGGTCTTATTTTCAACAGCACTGACAATTGCGCAATATGTTTCTGGTTCAAAAATAGGCCATGGTATATTCGAATGGGGAATATCTATAGTACCATTGATGCTATGTCTGACTCTTGCCAGTAAAACAATACATATAAAGATACCGAGACCTTTAGTGTATTTGGGCGATATATCATTCTCGCTATATCTTATGCACGTTCTAATGCAGGGGGTTACTTTGCATTTCTTGGTTTATGTTGGGCTTAATGGGTTCGGTAAGGGGATCTCAAGCCTCATAATGACTACATTAATGTCAATAATAGCTGCAAGTTTGTTCCATAAATACATTGAGTCCTTCTTCTCATCAAGATTTCCAAAATGGATTTTTGGTAAGATCAAGATGGAAGTAAAAGCCGCAGATTCTTCAGCGGCTTCTCCTGTTGTGAAACCTACACATCCGGAGTTTTAGGCCATTCTATATCTGGTGCTGTTGATTTATCTATTCTCATCAGCAGCACCCGGTATTTTTTCCACTCAGCCAGTGCGGTAGTTTCTTCTTCCGTCGCCATTCCTGTATCAACCGCATCCTGTAGTGGTCCAACACGCGCTGCCGCTTCTGACAACAGCGACTGTTTTTTGGATTCAGCAAACCACCGCAGCTCTTCTTCAGTTAATTCCGGGACGTAATCTGCGGATGGGATGATCACCGGCATCCCATCACTTCCCGGTCTGATTACGCCGCCTACGTTCTGGGCGGTAATTAACTCAGTTCGGAGCGACTCAGCAATTTTGACCGCGTCTGCGGGAAGAGTCTGGTTATCATCATAAAAACCGTTCTGGCTGGCACTGTAAAAAACTTTCATATTTATCTTCCTTCTGCGTTCCAGTGAAATCCAATGGCAGCAGCCACAGGGGTTGATCCTGCATTTGCCCCCGCCAGATATAAACGCACTCCGGTTGTTGTAGCGGTTCCTACAACCCCGCCGTCTCTTTCAACACTTCGCCGATGGGCGCGGGAGGGGCGTATTTACCCTGTCCCGGAACTTCACGGCAAAGAGTATAAGGTTCAGCCAGATGCTATCTATGTGGATCCGAGCAAAAAAAACCTTCGTCCCAAAGCAAAACATTTAGCGCTGCCAACTGGCGGTACTCTACTGGAGAGACTGACTCATGGCGAAAAGGCCAGTTCGTTACGACACTAACCTGCCCCGTAACCTGACCTATCGTAAAAGAGACAGACTTTATAGCTGGCGAAACCCGATTACCGGTCAAGAATTATCTCTTGGCCGGATCGACAGAAAGGACGCCATTTCTCAGGCTATTGAAGCCAATAACTACATCGAACAGAATTACCTTCCATCAACGCTGCTGGACCGCATAAAGGAAACACCAACATTTACGGTGAAAGCTTGGATCGAGCGCTACGAAGTAATTCTTGAACGAAGAAAATTGAAGCCCAACACGATGAAGGTCAGGCGTAACCAGATCGCCACTATCAGTGATGAATTCGGACGTATGCCGCTATCGGCGGTCAGCACGATGGACGTTTCTACTTTCCTTGAGAGTTACATAGTCTGTGATAAGAAGAGCATGGCCTCCGGACTACGTTCGGTATTGTTGGATATTTTCAGGGAAGCAATTGTTGAGGGGCATATTGAAATAAACCCTGCAGAGCCGACAAGAACGTCGACGCCCAAAGTGAAGCGTGAGCGTCTTTTGCTTGAACTGTTCGAGATAATAAGGGATGCCGCAACCGCCCATTCCGAATGGGCTGCAAATGCATGTGACCTGGCACTTGTCACCGGGCAGAGAAGAGAGGACGTATCGTTGTTCAGATTCAGCGATATCAGGGAGGAAAGATTGTTTGTCACGCAGGAAAAGACAGGTCACAAATTGGCGTTGCCACTTGATTTGCGACTGGACTCTGCTGATTTGGTATTGCAGGATGTTATCGACCGTTGTCGTAAAAATAACCCGTCAGACTTCATGCTGTATTCAGCGGTGAGACGTGGCGGCAGGAAGCCAGGTCCGTTAACCCCGGACGGTATCACTCAAGCGTTTTCCGATATCAGGGATTCTACAGAGTTAAAGTTTGGCCCCAACCCTCCCCCGTTCCATGAAATAAGGAGCTTGGCGAGCAGACTTTATGAAAGAGAACGTGGAGAGGATTTCGTACAGAGACTGCTGGGGCATAAAAATTTAACAATGACCCAAAAATACCTGGACGCACGCGGTGCAGAATATGTTATGGTTTAGACAGGATATGGAAATTTCGAGTAATTTTCGTGGGATTTCGTGAAAACACAGAAAAAACCCAACGAAAACAAGCACATAAAAAGAGACCGAATACGATTCCTGTATTCGGTCCAGGGAAATGGCTCTTGGGAGAGAGCCGTGCGCTAAAAGTTGGCATTAATGCAGGCTAAGTTACCCTGCCATTTAAGAATAGATGACAGCGCCAGGTTTTCCAGTCCGCGACTAAAGTGGTCTGAAAAAAAGGGAGATTGTCACTCGCTACAATGTAAAAACCGCAAGTTCTCCTGTGAGATCCTTGCGGTTTTTTATTGGAAATCAGAGCACTACATCTGACAATTAACAGAGTTTTTCTGCGCGCTCGATAAACGGAGCAAGGCTCATTTTTTCGCCAGGTTTAGTCGGATCGTCAATCTGGATAACGTCGATCGGTTTTGCCGTGGTTTTACCGCTCTCAACCTGCTGTCTGGCAACATCATTCAGCGGGTATTGCACCAGCGTGCTGGGATTGATGACATACAGCGCGTTGCCCGGACGGCAGGTCAGCATCACCTCTTCACGATTAAACGCCCATTTATCTTTGCCAACCTCAAAACGGCTGACGGTAATGACCTGCGGCGCAGCCAGTGCCACTCCCGAACTTGCCAGTAGCAATAAAGAGATAATAATTTTTTTCATACGTTTTGCCAGTCCATCAGAACGGTTCGAGGGTTGCAAACAGGCTGACAATTGCCAGCACAA